GGGCAACCGCATTCTGGCGGGTGGCGCGGCCAACACAACCGGCACGACCCCGACCTACACCACGACCCCTGGCGTTGGCCCGACTGACGGCACTGCGGCGACCACGCTGACGGAAGCCCTCGTGACCTCTGCTTTGTCTGCTGCCTGGACGGATGGCGGTGACGCTTCGGTGATTATGTGCAACACCTACAACAAGGCGGTCTTTGCCTCGTTTGCTGGTGCCAACAAGTTCGCCGGTACTTACGACACCATGAAGGGCAAGAATCAAGGCGTGCTGCTTGGTTCTGTCGGTGTGTATATCTCGGACGTGGGTGAGCACAAGATTATGCTTAGCCGCTACGTCCGGCAATCGACCGTGCTGTGTATTGACCCCGAGTATATCGGTGTCGCCTCGCTGCGTCCGATTCAGAAACAGGAACTCGCCAAGACCGGCGACGCTACGAACATCCTGCTCAACACCGAATTCTGTTTGGTGGTGCAGAACCCGGATGCTCACGCGAAGATTCAAGACCTTTACAACGCTTAATAACCGTTGATTCAGGGGTTGGCCTAATAAGCCAGCCCCTTTTTATATGCCCCTCGATATTGACCCGCTGACAGGTGTACTTAGGAGTTACGACACCGATCACAACGGAAATTTGACTGTTACGACAAAACAGGACGTGCAGCCGATCCTTGAGCGCAACGTCAAATTGCAGAACGCAGAGGCATATAAAAAGCAGAGCATAAAAAACGACTTCCAGCATGTCGCAGAAATACCGCTTTCCGTGATCGTGGAATGGCGCAAGGAAGGTATCGACTTCTTCGACAAGAATCATTGGCCGGCTGTCATGCGGAAGCTGCGAAATCCTGAGTACCAATATCTAAGGACGACACTTGGCAAAATCTAAGTTAATCGTCGCGGCAGACTGTATTGATACAGACCCCGACGAGACTAACCGACTGTGCATAGAACTCCTTGACGATGACCCAAACAACGCCAGAGCAATATTTCTCATGGCAACCGTCATGCTCAGAGCCGAGAAGCATGGCCTAGCCTATAACCTGCTGAAACGGGTTACAGAACTCGCCCCGAAACAGGGGGCGGCGTGGAACAACATGGGCATGTGCCTGGAAGCGATGCTCAGATACCCGGAAGCTAAAGAGTGCTTCCAGAAGGCCATAAAACTCGATCCTGGCGTGCTGGACTACCAGAGCAACGTCGCCATGATAGAGATGCAGGAAGGTCGCTATAAAGAGGCTGTGAGGCTCTCTAGGGCCATCCTTGCCAAGCACCCGGAACATTCGGGCGCGAACATGACCAACGGCTTTAGTTCCTTGGCCTTGCACGATTGGAAACCGGGCTGGGAAGGCTACGAATACACCCTCGGTGGAAAGTACCGCAAGGAAACGCAGTATCAGCAGGAAACGCGCTGGGATGGCTCACCCGTTGAGACTCTGGTGGTGTATGGGGAACAAGGGATAGGCGATGAAATCATGTATTCGTCGGTTATCCCTAGCATTAAAGATGTAGACAAGCTAATAGTCGAGTGCGATCACAGGCTAGAGGGACTCATACAACGGTCATTCCCTGCCGCCCATGTGTACGGTACTCGACGGGCTACGGTGCTCGGCTGGCTGGATAAGTACAGCATCGACGCATCGTGTCCATTCGGCGGGTTGCCGCGTCATTACCGCAACTCGGATGCAGACTTTCCGCGCAAGCCTTTCTTAGTCGCGGATGACGAACGACGATTGCAATGGCGGGCCTTGTTCGCAACCATGCCAAAACGCCCCAAGATAGGCATTGCATGGAGCGGGGGCCGGCACAACACGGGGGCCAAGCGTAGAGAGGTGGGTTTAGAAGCGTTCCGCGAGCTTATCGAGACAACGGACGCCGACTTTATCTCGCTACAGTACAAAGACCCGACCGAGGAAATCAAGGCATCGGGCCTGCCTGTTAAGCATTACCGCAGAGCGTGCCAAACAGAAGATTACGACGACCTGGCCGGGATGGTGGCTGAGTTGGACATGGTGATTGGTGTGCATACGGCAGCTTTACACCTGTCCGGTGGGTTGGGCATCAAGACCGTGGCGTTGATCCCGTCCAAATGCTCATGGGCTTACTACGGTGACGAAATGATGTGGTATCCAGACACCTACAAAATCCACCGTCAAAAGGACGGCGAGAAGTGGCCCGATACCATCAAGAGGGTGTCATGGGCATAGGCGACGAAATCATGGCTACCGCCGAGGCTCGTTACTTCAACGAACTCTATGGCAAGAAGGTGGTTTTCTCGCTGAACGGGCAAGTGTTCTACAACGAAGCGGTAATGAAGAACAATCCGCGTATCGAGAAAGAGCCGAGGCAGGGCGACAAGTACGTTGTTATCGCTAATGGCCCTGGCTGCCGGCCCTATATCGCTGGTGGGGATTCAAAGCGGTGGTACTGGAATACCGACTTTCAACTTGAACCTGGCGAAATATTCTTGACGCCTGACGAGATTGAATCGGGTATCGAGGCGAAGGGCAAGATTCTGATTGAGCCTTACGTCAAAGAAACCAACTGGTCGAAGAACAAGGAATGGCCGCATTGGGGCAAGTTCATCGAAATGGCGAAGGACTTGCCGTTAGCCCAGATGACCTACGACCATCGCCCCGCGCTGGTCAAAGAGATCAAGACAAAGACGTTTAGGCGGGCTTTGGGGTATTTGTACAACTGCGACATGATTATCACGGCTGACGGTGCGCTACACCACGCGGCGGCTGCGCTAGGCGTTCCCTGCATTACCTTGTGGGGTGGGTTGATTACCCCGGACATTCTGGGGTACGACGAGCAAATCAACCTTTGGCATGGGGCCAAGGCTTGCGGGTCGAAATACGAATGCCCGCATTGCAAGGAAGCAATGGCAGCAATTCAACCGGAAGAAGTCATAGGAGCCGTGCATGAAATGCGTCGAAGGTGTGTGGTTACCTGACCACGAGCACCACCTGTTACAGTATGCGAAACAAGAAGGATGGACGTACCAGAAGCACAAGCTCGACGCGGCGATGTTCTTCACTCCGCGCCGGAATCTGGCAGTGGACATTGGCGGGCATTGCGGCCTGTGGTCTATGCACCTGGTCAATCTGTTCGATTCTGTTGTGGCGTTCGAACCTGTCCCAGCGCATCGAGAGTGCTACATCAAGAATGTCCAAGGTGAGTACAAACTGCACCCCTATGCGCTAGGAAACAAAGAAGATCGAGTGTCGATTCACTTTACCGAAGGATCGAGCGGGGATTCATGGGTAGAGAAGGGCGACGACGTTGATGTAAAAACGCTCGATTCCTTCTGCCTCGCCCCGGACTTCATCAAGATAGACACGGAAGGATTCGAGTATTTCATCCTGCTGGGTGGCGAGGACACGGTAAGAACGCACCGTCCGACCATCGTAGTGGAACAGAAGCCCAACAAGGCCAAGAACTTCGGGCTGCCTGACACCCAAGCGGTTACATTGCTTGAAAGCTGGGGCTATCGCGTCAGAAAGGTTTTATCCGGTGACTACATACTCACCCCGGATTGAACTGGTTTTAACCGGAGTCCGTCGCCGCGACATTATCCTGATTGAACTCGCCAAGGTATGCGGGGGTGAGTTTGTAACAAAGTGGGATGGCGATTCATTCCCGATAATCGTTGGGAACAATGAAGGCTGCGACGAGATACAGATTCGGTGCAGGAAAGAGGGCAAGCACTATCTCTACATAGACCACGCCTATTTCAACCGTGGATATGAGGGAGGCTGTTTCCGGTTTTGCAAGGATCACTACCACACGACCGATTGGCGACCTTCTGACAAGAAGATACCCAAAACCGCGCCTTGGCACGAAGGGGATACCATAATTGTTATCCCCCCGGCCCCGATGGTGGAAAAGATTTACAACGCTCGGGGATGGTTGAGGGAAACCCTCGATACCCTGGCGCAGCATACCGATAAAAGGATCGTGATAAAGCAGAAGGGCGACGGCAGATTGGCCGACATGCTCAAGACTGCTCACGCCCTAGTCTCTTATGGCTCGGTGGCCGAAGTCGAAGCCGCTTTAGCTGGAGTCCCTGTTTTCACTACCTGCGGGCCATCTTTGCCCGTAGCGCAAACTGATTTTTCCAAGATCGAGACACCAATCTACCCGGATCGGGAGAAGTGGCTCTCCGCCCTAGCCGGTGCCGAATGGCACTTGAGCGAACTAGACAAGGCATGGAGCCGCTTATATGAGCATCACGACATACGCAGAACTACAGACCGCAGCGGCCAACTGGCTCAAGCGATCTGACCTCACCTCATACATTCCAGACCTAATCCGTTTGGGTGAACTTCGCATCTTCCGCGAGGTTCGCTGCCGGATCATGGAATCGTCCCTGTCCTCCGCTATTTCTAGTGGAGTGGTAACCGTTCCTTCGGATTACCTCGGACTGAAATCCGCCTATATCGACGGATCGCCAACGCAAAAACTGCAACGGGCGACAGTCTCCCAAATCTACGACAAATATCCCCTCCGTGCCGCTGAAGGCAAGCCGAAGATGGTCGCCCGTGAAGGCTCTAGTTTTATCTTCGGCCCCTATCCAGACTCGTCTTACACGATGAAGGGCATTTACTATGCCAAGCCGACGAGCATTCAAACCTCGGCTAATGCCCTGTTCCTAGAATCCCCCGATTTGTACCTGTTCGCTGCATTGGCCGAAGCCGCCCCGTTCCTAAAGGACGATGCCAGGATTGTTATTTGGGATGGCAAATACGCCAGTGTGGTGAAGCAGATTGAAGATGCTGACCGCGACGAAGATAGTACGGGTGGTGGTTTGGCTGTGGTGGTCGCATGAAGTCGGTATTTACTGGTTTTTGGCCGGATGGCGATGACTACGCCGATGGAATCATCACGGATTGCACAAACCTCGTCCCGACTGTTAGGGGCTATGCCGGTGCGCCTTCTGGCGTATCTGCTGGCGTGGCTACCCTGTCCAATTCGTGTCTTGGGGCAGCATTAGTAACAAAACTCGATACTACGCAACGCCTGTTTGCAGGCACCCAGACTGCGGTTTATGAACTATCCGGTGCGTCATGGGTAGATCGTAGCAGGACGGCCCTCTATGCCACCGCTGCGAGTGGCCGCTGGCGCTTCGTTCAATTTGGTGATTCAACAGTTGCGACTAACGCCGCGGATACCCTGCAAAGTTCATCATCCGGTGCTTTTGCGGACATATCGGGAGCGCCCAAAGCGACTTGTATTGATGCTGCCGAAGGTTTCGTGATGGTGGGCAATACCTCCGGCGATTCCCACGGCACCGCCCCGGACAGGTGGAAATGCTGCGCCTTCCAAGACGTAACCGATTGGGTCGAATCCACGGCCACGCAATGCACTACGGGACGATTGGTTGAGTCCCCCGGCCCCATTCTGGCAACACGCCGCCTCGGCGCAAACTTTGTGCATTACAAGGCCAAGGCGATATTCATGGGAACGTATGTTGGCCCGCCTGCGGTGTGGCAATTTACGATGATCCCCGGCGATATTGGGACTTCCTCACAAGAATCTGTCGTCAATATCGGGCCACAGCATATTTTTGTCGGCCCGGATGATTTGTACACCTTCGACGGCACCCGCCCGGTAAGTATCGGAGAGGGAATCCGTGAGTGGTTCTTTCGTGACTTGAACAAGACGTATCGCGGAAACATCATCGGGACACATGACCCGCTGAACACGCTTGTTTATTTCTTCTATCCATCCACGGCATCCGCTGCGGGTGTGATTGATTCAACGATTGCCTACAACTATCGCACGAACAAATGGGGCCATGCGTCCTATGGCATAGAAGCATCTCTGGAGTATTCGACGGGGGCGATTACTTACGCCACGCTGTCGAACTACTTCGCCAGCTATGCAGCGATCAGCGTCTCTTACGATTCGCCATTCTGGTCGGCAGGGTCGCCGGTTCTTGCTTATATCGACACGTCGCATGTGCTTAAAACGCTGACGGGCGATTCAGCCACTTCCAGCCTGACCACGGGATTACTTGGCGATGACGAGGCGTTTTCCACGGTGTCCCGAGTTAGGCCGAAGTTCCTGACCGCCCCAACTTCTGCGACGCTAACAAATAGCTATACCAACACGGCAGGTAGCGCGGAAACCATCGACCAGACCTCAACCCTGACCACAGGGAAGATTGATTTCATGCGCTCGTCCAGGTGGCACCGATTCGATTATGACTTCGTCGGCCCGGTGGAAATCGTCGGGCATGACGTTATTGTTGCGAAGGATGGCACGGAATGAGTGCCCTACCCTCTGATCCCGTCCTTCCCCTGTACGCAGGTAAAGACCCGTTTATTCGCTCCCTGCTGGTGAGGCTTAATACCTTGTTGCGCCAAATGGCTGAGCAGGTTAATGGTGTAAGCAAGGGAACGATGGAAAACACATTGAATGCCGCGACGGCAGCACCCACAGCGGGAACTTATGCGCTCGGCGATTTTGTCAAGAATTCCGCACCAGCAGAGGCCGGGGCGGCAAGCAGCAAATACATCATTACCGGCTGGATATGCACGACAGCAGGGACGCCCGGCACTTGGAAAGAATCGCGGGTTTTAACGGGGAATTGAATATGAGTTATTACTTAGACAACGCGCTTGCAACGGGCTGGACGCCGCAGAAACAGTATCAGGTGAAAGACGCCAACGGCAACGTCATCGGCTGGGATGCCGAGCAATACAGCTACAACCCGAACATTGGCGACACGATGCAGAACACCAGGGTCGATCCTTGGGAAAACGTTCTAGCATCTCCATTGACGTATCAGGCCGGGTCTATCCCTGACGATGTTTTGGCCGAGATGGTGCAATATCGCTCGCCGTCATTTATGACCTTTGGCGCGGGAACATCCGGCGCGGAATATCTTCTGCCGCAACTCAAGACGCTGGCTCCAAACGCCTCAGATGCTGATATTGCGAAAGCGATCATCAGTGGTTATCAGAACCACTACGATTCTGCTGGGCGTGGTTATAACGAAAGTTCCGGGCCGTCGGTGCTTAACTACATTGGCAGGTCTTTGGCAGGTGATCAGGCTTTTAATGCCTATTCGCAAACCCCGGAAGCGCAGGCGTTTTCAAACGGACTACAGGCAACAGCGCAGAAGGTTGCTTCCAGCATGGAAGCCCAGAACAATATGCCTTGGTATTCGGACTATAAGGACTTCTTCAAGGTCTTGGGGCCATCGTTAGGCCTTGGCTTTGGTTTCGGTAGCGGGGCATTAGATTTTCTTGGTGGGTCCGGGGCTTCTTCTGCGGCACAAACTGGCGGGTCGTTAGCTGACGCTGCGGCAAACTATGGATGGTCGGATGCTGCTACAGCGGGAACTTCCAGTTTGTTTGATGGTTATGGAGCCGGAGCGGTTGGCGGTTCTGCTGGCGCTACTGGATCAAGCGCCACAAACCTATTCAATCCGGTTGGCGGTTCGTCATCCGCTACATCTTCACCACTTTATCAGGCAGCAACAAGCGGGGGAACTCAGCCCATGACATTTCTTGACGATCTATACAGCACGGTTGGCGGATTTACCCCTGACCCCAATTTAACCTCACTTGCCGATATTTACGGTGGGGCCACAAATCAATCAGTTGCAAATATGGATTGGTTGAATCAAGGACTATCAAGCAATCCCTTGTATTCTGGTGCAACATCGGGTGGCGGTTTCTTCGACTCTGCCGGCAATTTCCTAAAAAACAATAGTTCGTCCCTGCTGAAACTCGCAATGGCGGGTGGCGGGGCGCTTCTCGGTGGGATTCAGCCGAGCAACAAGCCGGCAGGGCAAACCACGGTGACACAAGAGCCGTGGAAGGCACAACAGCCCTATCTTCTGGACGCTTTCAATAAAGCATCCCAGGCGATCAATAACCCGCCGCCATTGCAGACGCAGGCCACCTCACAATATTCCAAGATGGTCGGCGGGCCTACGTCAAACCCCTACTTCGGGATGAACAACCCGTATCTGAACGACGCGATTACCAACGCGCAAAACGATGTAACGCGGCAGATGCAAGGGCAGTTCAATACCGCAAACCGTCAATCCGGCTCATTCGGCAACTCGGGTTTGCAGGAAACCTATGCCCGCGAACTGCCGAAGCAACTTGGTCAAATCTCAACCAACATGCGGATGCAGGACTATGGCTTGCAGGCGCAGCTCGGTGAGAATGCGGCGAACCGGACG